TATTTGATTAAATCGCTCTGAATTAATGCAATAATTCAATAACTCCACGTTAAAATGATAATTAAAACAGTTTGCAAATAATAGATAATTATTAATGATAACATTCGTATAATCAGGTTCAACTCTAAATTTAAAGTTAAAACAAGGGTTTGTAATTACATAATTATCAATTGCTTTTGTAGGCAATTTGTAAGTTGTGCCATCAAAATTATGATGTTCTTTTGCAATTCTAATTGGTATAATTGCAGAATATTGCGGTTTGAATGCAATATCAAAGTAATAATATTCAAATAATTGATTTGTGGAATTTAATTGTAAACTTTGTGGATTTTCTGAGTTGTATTCGTAAAAGCCAATCAAATATGTTTTATTACTTGACTCGTTATCATTTGCAAACATAATAAAATCAGTTACTTGTTTACTAATTTTATCATAACTTGCAGCACAATTAAATTCAAATGTTGCAATTGCCGTACTTTTATCTATATCATATAAAAATATAGTAAACGTATCCTGTTCATTCAATTGAATTTGCAACAAGTCAATTATCATTTGTAGATTGTTACTATTTTGTAAAGCAATTAAGTAACCAACGAAGTCTCCTACTTGACTTTTTAGATTATAATTATAAGTATTTATAACATTACTATTTTGAATCAAACTTTTTGAATCACACAATAATTTACTTTTATTGATAAAATTGTTTAAAAAATTATGCAAATAGTTGTTATAATTTCTTAATAGAAAATCGGTTACGCTTTCAGTTAATTCATTTGTAACGTTGTCAATTGGTATGCAGCTCTCTACATCTTTTAACGAAATTGCTAAGTTGTTTACTTTATAACCGCTTTCCGAAGTAACAAGTTGTAAGTCTTGCAATTCACTATCATTTGTCCATGTTGTCGGAGTTGCATTTGTTGCAATAAATATAATTCCATTTGCATTACTTGCAGCTCCTACATTGATAAAATCGTCTCCAGCTTCAAAGTTTACAATTTTGTAAGTTTTACCAACGGTTAAAATGCCGCTTGTTTGTCTTCCTAATTTTATGTTTGAGTCTTCGTTAAAACCAATTAACGATTTAAACGTATTTTCTACTAAGGTTTTGTTATACATAACGTTGTAATAAATAAAGTCCAAAAATTGTGCTTAAGCCTTTTATAAAAATCAATAATAACATTCCATTTTTGCCAAAATATTTTTTAAGAATTAAATCATAATAAGAATTACTTCCTAAATAAAGCCAAAATCTATTTGAAAATATATTAACAAGCCAATCAAATATTCCGAAACGTATTGATACATAACCAACTAAGATAACAAATATATCATAATAATTTAAATCATTTTTATAGATATTTGCAGTCAAAGTTCCTGCTAATATTGTGAATATCAATAAATTTTGATAAATATGAGCCTTAATTAATGTCGGCAATTTCTTAATTTGATATAAGTACCAACATGAGTCCTCTTTAGCTTCAAAAATCAAAGCTAATAACAAAGTAATCAGTATAATAGTATTAAATAACATATATTTTTTGTTTTTTTAAAAACCTCTCTAAAATTAATTAGAGAGGTTTGTTAATTTACTAAGTTGTTGCAACTAAGAATTTTAATGTACTATCATCAAAATATCTAATCATAAAACCATCTGTTTTATCTTTGTAAAGTACTTTACTTGCGATAGTTCCATCTTGTAATAATGCAATTGAATTTGCACCTAAAACAAGTCCATTATAATTGCCAGATTCTACGGTTAAGTACTTAACCAGAGCTAAACTTGCAATATTTAAGTTATTAACATAATCTCTTATAATAATTGAAGCCATGTTCAAACCAATAGAATTAGAACTAGACAAAAATCCTACATCAATTGAAAATGCATTATTCCCAAAAACATTTGAAGACGAACCATTTTTTATACTACACTGCTGTGCGTTACTTCCAAAAGTTGCAATTTTTCTAAAATCGTAATATACTGAATTATTCAAATCATCTTTACGGTAAGTTATTAAGCCTGAACCACCTGCTCCTGCTCCGTTAATATCATATTCCAAAATATCTTTGGGAAATTCAACGCTTTGCACACGTACATCAAACGTATTAACCGAAGTTGCAGTTAATACTAAAGTCTCCACCACCCCTGCGTTAAGTGTTTTGTAATCAGTAATTTTGTACTGTTGTCCTTTTGCCAAAGTACCTGCTACTTTTTTAGCCAATAAAGCCGCATAAGTAATGTCTTCTTGTAAAACTGTTGCACTTCCCCCTCCGCCGATGCTCTCTATACTTTTACCAACTAACTTTTTTCCAAAAGTCGCAGGTTTGTAAATTGGTACATAAGTCCCTGAAACAGAAACGTCAGTAGTATCTGTTTGTCCCCTAAATAAAATTTTTCTTATTTCTTTGCCTAAACTCATAATATTATATTTTTTATAAAAAAAGCCCGTTTATAGAGCTTTTTTTGAATTGTTAAAATTAATTTGATTAATTAAATGTAACGGTAAAGTCATCTGTTGCAATTATATCAATGTTTTCAATTGTTAAACTACCCGATACTGTTACTCCTACCACGTTTCCACTTGTTAAAATTGCCGAAGTTGGATTAAACTTAAATAAATAAGTTGTTGCAGTTGTACGAGCAGCAGCAGAAGCGTACCATCTAACTTCTGTTAAACTAACTACATGAGCGTATAAAATCGGGTATATTGCAAAGTCAATGCCACCTAAATTTTCATATCCATTAAAAGCGTCAGCCGAAGTTCCAATACCCTCGTCGGTTGTTGTAAATGTTCCGATAGTTGTAATGTTTTCTAAAAACAAATAATCAGTATTTACGTCTGACCAGTCATATTCAACCGATTGCAGCGGATTCCAGCTAATAACTAATTTTCTTTGCAAAGTTCGAACACCACTTAACGCAGGTTTTAAAATTTGAATACTCGCCTTAACGCCAGTTTTTTCACCATGCCATCTACCTTCTTTACCGACCCAACCAAACTGAACTACTTGTCTATTGTATCCCAAAGATGACAACCATTTATTAATTTTATTTGAAAGGTTAGTAATGTAACCTTCCATTGATTTTGATTCGTCTATTTGTAAAGGCACACCGTCTTGGTTTGCAGTAGCTTCAAAAATTTGTGGAGTTCCATCCGCCATTGTAACCGAACCAAAAGCAATTTTAGTAACAAGCCCTGCATTAATTGCAACTTGTACTTCGGCTGGAGTTGGTATATTACCAACTGCGGCTATTGAAGTTCCTAATGCCCAAACGTACGCTGCAATAGGCTCCTGAAGCCAATCAGTGTTGCAACTTTTGCCGTTTGCGGTCATCGGTATAATATTTAAACAACTCTTTCCTAAATTTGTCATTGTAATAAATTTTAAAAAATTAATATTTTAAAAAAGCAATGCTAAATTAAATTAACATTGCGATTTTATTTGATTAAATTACAGTTAAGAATGTTATGCCGTTTGCAAAAGTATCTGAAACAAAACAATTTTCGTCATTTTTCATAACAAAACCAGTTAATCTCATTTCTTTTTTAAATGCAATTCTGTTGAAAGTCCAGTCGTCCTCATTTACATTCGTTTGGTCTTCCTCCATTCTTTGTTTGTAAACAATATTGTATTTACCTGCGTCTGCAACTTCAAACGAACCAGCAGTCATGTTTGTATTTGTAACAACAGGAACGCCTCCGATAGTTATATCACCCATTGCATTTATTGATACAAATGCACTAACTAATTTATTGCCGTTTGCATCTACTAAGGTTGTCATTTTAAACCAGTCAGCAGCATTTAAAACAATAACAGAAGGTTCACCTTTGCCAACTTCTCTAACTTGAGTTATTGCAGCCATAATAACATCAAACATTGTAGGGTCTGCAATACTATTTTGAATAGCTGCATAATTTAATGTTTGTGAATAAGCGGTCATTCCTTTGAAACCAACAACACCTGTTCCAGTAATAACTGTTTTTTCAAGTAAATCTAAAATTCTATATGTTAATTGATTTTTAGCGTCTTCCCAGATAAATTGAGCGTCCTGAATAAATTCAGTCGAGCATTTAATTATTTCAACTATTTTATGAACAGGCACTTTTTTAGATACATAAGTTGTTGAGCCTAATGGTTTTTGTGTATTTTCATCTACGAATGCAGCTCCTTTGTCTTCTGTTGCGGCTTCAATCCATGCGTATTCGTTCCAATTTCCTGTTGTTGGTACAGAAATAATTTTAATAAAATTAAAAATATTAAATTTATTTCTTGGCAAAGCGTTAATTGTTTGATTTTGTAAAGGTTGTAACACACCTGTCCCCAAAGTAGGAGCAGCAGTTGTCATTACGATTGCGGCTTTGAATATTTCAGATGCCTCAGTTTCGTAAATACCTGTTTCAAATTTTAATTTTTTACCATCTTTTGCAGCGTCAATTGTCGCTTTTGCTTTGTCTTTAAAAATTTGCAAACCTTTGTTTTCGATTGCTTTTGTTTCCACACCTGTCAAACCTTGCATTTTTGCCGTTAAAGCCTCAGCAGCGGATTCCAAGTCTTTTACTTGTAATTTTAAAGTGTCCACTTCATTTCTATCCACTTTATTCGCCAATTTTTCATTAATTATCTCGGCAGTTTTTTCAATATTATTTTCCATTTTAAAATTTTATTAAATTAAGTAATTTATTTATTTCGTTTACATCGGGTTTCTCTTCCGATTTTTCAATTTCAATTTGCGGCTCATCAATTTTGTCAATTTCAAGTGCAGTTTGCGGCTTGTTATTTTCAATATCATTTTTGAGTGCATTTAATCTAATATTTGATTTTTCAATATCATTTTTTAACAATAATATTTCATTTTTAATAATTTCAAGTTCGTTTGTTTGCAATTCTTTATTTTGGCTATTATCATCAATAACACCTGTTACTGGACATGAACCTCTCTCTACACAGCTAATTTCAAACAACTTACATTCTAAAACTTGCCAAAACATTCCCTCGTCTTCGGCTTCTTGTTGATTTATTAAATTCGGAAAGTAAGTTGTCCAATTTGCAAACGCATCTTTATAATCTGGGTCATTTATACAAGTAACTAACTTTACATATTGCATTCCAACTGAAAACTGCTTTATTTCACCATTTATAAAGCCTTTCCATATATAATCAGGAACTCTGCCCTTATCTATTGCAATATCAGCAAGTAAACAAGTAGTAACACCATCTTTATTAACATTTAAATCTCGCCAAAAAATTTCTTTAACGTATGGATTGCAGTTAATCATTAAATTGTTTTCAATTCCCGAACGATGCTGGTTTTTAAATGGAATATCTCGTTTGCTTTTTTTAGAATCACTCAAGGTTTTATTCCAACAGTTAGGGTCTTGGTTATCGCCATGACTGTCAATAACATTTGAAGTATTACCAACTATTGTAGCATAAAGAACAGTATCTGTGTTTTTTGGCAAAACACTATTAAAATACGCTTTTTGTGCAATACCTTCTTTATTTTCGTTAATTTCAAATGGAACATTCAAAGAAAAAACAAAATTTTTCAAATGCGATTTTTTTTCGTTTATAATTTGTTGCTCATTATCAATTATATATTGATAAAATTCTTTTTTAGTCTTTATAAATGACGGTTTTACTATTTTCATTTTTTTGTTTTATTTTTTCGTTATAAAATATTTTTTTTAACTCGTCTTGTGGTTTTATTTTTTCATTTCGTTCCAAAAATTGCTTAAATGTTTCGTTTTTAAGCGGTTTCAGTTGATATTCCATTTTGTATAGTATTTTGATTTGTTAATAAAATGACTGCTTGACTTTCGTTATATCCTTGTTTAACCAACAAAGTAACCGCACTTTCAAAAGATAATTCCTTCTTAAAAATTTGTGTGTTTATTTTCATTAAATAATCGCCCTCGATAACTTTTTTATTTAATTCTTTTTCCTCGTCGGCTTGTAAAACTTGTATATGCTGCCATTCGATTGTTATTACGTCAGTTGTACGGTCTAAATATAAGTAATTTAAATAATTTTGAAATATAGTCCACGATGGTTGTATATTATTTGTAAACAGTTCTTGAGAATAAACTATTTTGTCTGAATATTTGCTATCGGTGTAATTCAATGAAGTTATCGGAAAAAACAATGCACTGCAAATAATTTTTGTAGCTTCTAAATTGTTTTCGTTTAACATCATCCTTTGAATTTCAGGCATTAAACTCTTAAAATCTACTGCTCTTTGCGAAACATAAATAGAATTACTACCTTCTGAAGCGAGAGCGAAACTTGCAAATTTCTTTTGCATAATATCCTGCTCATCCTTACTTAAGCCCTTTGATGAGGTTGTATCATAACCGCCCTTTGAGTTATCGCCGTCTTGTTTTGGCGAAATAACTCCGTACATAACACTTCTGTTGGTAGTTAAGACTACTTTCTGAGCTGTCAATAAAATATTGCACTGTTTTTCAATTGTAGTTAATGTAAAATTTTCTTTATTTTTACTTAATGTTTTTGTTGTAACAATTGTAAAATCAGCGGGATATAATTTAACTGTTGCTGAGTCTTCTGAATATTCTATGTAGTCAATAATCTGACTATCATATATATTAGTGGTAGTTTTATAAAAAATATTGCAATATAAGTAATCTAATATTTTAACACGAGCTTTTTCATTAAATACGCCTTCGGTTTTGTAAACTTTTAAAATTACAACTTTGTCATATAGAATTAATTGTCTTTTAAATTCATACCATAAAAGCTCTTCTGTAGAGCCTTCCACGCCGTTGAATAAAGCGTATTTAAATGGATTTAACAACTTAGAATTTTCAACAACTTTACCTTGACTATTTGTTACTTTATACTTTCCTCGAGAAAAAGCTAAACAACTTAACTCTACAATTGAATGTAACACAGCATTTTCTAAGTACATTTGATAAATGCCGTATTTGTCTTGCATCGGAATTAAACTGGTCGGATTGCCATGATACAACTTAAGCTCATTAAACATAGAGTTTAATGAGCTTTGATGTCTGTTTCCAAAAAATCGGTCTAAGAATCCCATGTTGTTGTAATTCCGTTTAGTTGATGGTAGTTTGCACTTTGACAAACTTTAATTTTTACAAATGTAATTATTATTTCAACACAAACAAAAAAAAATGCAACTATTTTTATAAATAATTGCATTTTTTCTTAATTACTATAATAATCAGCACGTTGAATATTATATAAACATTCCATCAAATCGCACAAATCTGAGGTTTGCAACTTTACTTTACGTCCTTTAAATTTACAATAATCTTTATAAAACATTAATATATAGCCATATTCTATTTTTAAACCAATTTCAATTAGTCTGTTATCTTGTAATTTATCATACATTTTCAATAAATCATTTAGTTTGATAATTCTATCTTCTGAAATCCAACCAATTAATTCAACGTCCTTGTAATATATATCAATATCATTTTCTTTTCCACTGTTATTTTGGTAAATTTTAATACGAATATTATTTTTTACATATTCTTTTTTTAAATAACTCTCTACTCTGCTGCTTTTTGACGGTTCAAATTTAGGCAATTCTACTATCGGGTAATTTATTATTTCTATCATGATTTTTATGTTAAAAATTTAATACTTATTTCTTTTTGATAAGTAAATTTATTATTTTCAAAATTTTCAATTGTTTTTACTTCAAGTTGCAACAATTTTACATCTTTATAACTAAAAAATTTAGGTTCACATTGATAATATGCTAAATTACATTCTTTGAAGTCATTAATAGTTGGTTCACGCTTTAAATGATTTTTCAATGCAATATAATAATGATATTCTAAATTAGTCATTTCTATAAATTTGCCATCAATAGTTGCAGCTTTGCAATATAATTTTTCAATTATTTTATCATTTATTAATGTATTTTCTACTTTCATAATTTTACGTTTTTATTTATGATATTTATACGGACTAAGCCATTTTTTATGCCTTTTATTTGGCTTGACTGGTTTAAAATAATCTGTTGCACTAATAGAATGAATAAGATTTTCATTAATTAATTGTTGTTTTTTTTGTTGTTGCTTAACCAATTCCATTAAATTAACTTCTTTTTTTGTGCCGCAAATTAATACGGCTTCTGTCTTTAGCGATGAATAGAATGCTGCTTGATGTACTTCTGCTCCACAACCAACTACTGCTATTGGTATATATCCTACGCAAATATATAGACTTTCCTCAGCTTCTTTTTCTTTGCAAACTTTCCTGTTTATAAAATCTTTTGGAATAAATATAAGTTTCATTTAATTAATTCATTTAAAACATTAATAAATTCCATTGTAATTTCTGTCGGACATCCTGAACCATCTGGCTTAGTTGCATAAATTTCTAACTCATTTTTGGCATTTATTAATAAATGATAAGATTGTCCTCGTCTACCATCGCCAATATAATAATCATATTCATAATAACTTAACATATCGTCATCTGCACCACTTTCCATTTCTTTGTCAATTTTTTCAAAACCAATTTCTAATAATTCTTTTTCGTTTTTTTCTACTTTCATTTGATTACTTTTTAAATTAATTTATTCCACAAAAATACATCTAATAAAATTAAAAAACAATGATAAAAATCATATAATACTATTTTGATACATATAATTGATAAGATTTGCACAAACATCTGCCGCATCGTCATGTTTTGCTTTTTTGGTATAATTAGCTAAATTATTGACAAACTCTAAATATTCAGATGATACTTTATTATCATTTCTAAAATAAACATATTTCGTAATAAATGACGAGTTTATATCAATTTTATACTGTTTACCACCAGTTTCGCTTTTACCAACAATTCTATATAAACTATTATTAACTTCGGAAACCAACGTATTAAACAACAAATCACCGCCCTGATTAATTTCAATATGACTTTCATTACACTTATATTCATTTATCAATTTGCCGAGCTTTGGAACATTATAATTTGTGTTGTTTTTATTAAAAATTACATCTAAAATATACGCTTTTTTATCAATAAAGCCAACTATTATACTTGCAAAAAAATCGCCGTCTTTTTTAGCGTTCGGGTCGGTTATTGATATACGTGCAAAAGTCTTTTTAACATCAAATTCATTAAAATCAAAATAATTGAATGAATCTTTGCGAAACAATTTAGCTTCTTTTGAAGTTGGGGACTGTTGGTACTGAGTTTCAAAAGTATAGTTCGTTTCAGGATTACGCATTATTTCGTCCACGTTTTTTTTACCAAAATGAGATGCCCACAAATAAACTTCCTTAGTGCCGCCGCCAATTATATTTTCATAAATCAATACCGGTAATATGATATTTTTAACTTTTAAATTATCTTTGAAATGAGCGGTTAAAATAGCCGTTGCATCCTCTTCTCCTGCTCGTTGCTGAATATTAATAATTGGCGTATCCGAACTATTCCTGCGGCTTAGTACAGTATTTAAAAGTATATCTTTTGTATTTTGATTATTTTGATTATTATTTGTCGCATCTGCTATCTTATTTATATCATCTAAAACGATACAACCATCAAAATTTCTTATTCCATTGGTAAATGATTCGTTTATTTTACCAGCTCCGAAGCCCGTAATCTGCCCGAATATAGTACTTGTTTTTAAACCGCCGCCAAAATTAGTTTTCCATAAATTATTTGAACTTTGACTTTTTGATAATTCCACTTTATACATTCGTTTGTATAGCTGATTGTCAATTATATCTCTAATTCTAACTGAAACTTCTTTACGAAGCTGGTCTGAAGCGGTTATATATAAGTAGTTTGCAGTTGGATTTTTGGCGAGTCCCCACGCTAAAAAGTTTATTGCAGCTAATTCTGTTTTAGAATGTCGTGGAGGAATATTAATATTAAAAAATTCAATTTCGTAATTATTAGTTTTTTCTAATTCATTGCAAATCAACTCGTGATGCCAATTAACATCAAATTGATTTTTTCTTAAAATGTAATACCAAAACTGAGTGAACATAAACAAACTACTTAATGTAAGCTGTTTAAAAAACGCTATTTGATAGTCTTTTAAGTTGTCATAATCTATTAGTTTAACTTTGCCATCCTCGTCGGTAAACGTCGCATTTTGCAAAGCTAAGTATTTTGGTTTTTTCTTTTCCATGAGGTATTGTGTTACTTAACACAAATTATTGTTTTATTTATTTTTAGAATAAATATATATTTTTTCGCCGTTTTTAACCACAAAATAATCATTTGCATCCAATTCACAAACAAAACTACTACTATATAACGTATTCTTTGAAACTCGTTTAATCTTAATCAAATCAGCGTTTTGAATGACTGAAATTTTAGCTAAATTCGTTTGTGTGGTTTGTTTGCAAATTGCAAATGTTAATAACATTAACGAATAAAATATAATCTTATCTATAATTGACAAAATTAATACTAACTTAATGTATTTCATTTAGTTGTTCATGTATAGTTCAATTCGTAAATCTCTAATTTTGTAATAATCACCAGTTAATAACAATTGACTATCAAAATATAATTCAAATATATTTTGGTCTTGTTTAATACTAAATAAGTTATTTTTTATTTCTAAATTATCAAATATTTGTTTGAATTTACTTAGCCTTTCAACAATATCTAATATATTTAATAAATTTTCAAAATGCTCATTATCTATTTTTATTGAATTAAATATAAAATAGTCATCAAAAAAGTCTATTTTTATATCTTCTAATTGTATTGTTTTCATTACTTAATCATGTTTGTTAATTCGTTAAACTGTTTTTCGTTCATTTTAACTTCGGTGTTTATGTTTTCATTTAAACTACTTAAATCAATATTGTTTGTCGGTTTACCAATTCCACGGTCCAATAATTTTTCAATTATTTCAAAACCTTTGTCTTTTAACATTTCTTTTAAAACGATACGAACGTACATCGGCATCTCTTCGTCCTGCAATAATGTTTTAATTTGCTTTTGTGTTAAGTTTAAAAAAGTCATTGCCAAACTTTTAACCTCTGTTGCCGTTGGTGGTTTTATGCCAATTAATTCTAATTGCTTTTGAACTTCGCCAATTAATTTACGAGGACGCCCTTTTTTATTGATAAACTCGGGATTCTTTGCAAAATTAAAATTAGTTATATGTTCTTTGCTCATAATTGTGCTGTTTGTGTGCTGTTTTTAATTATTCAATACTTTTGTATCAAATATTTCTTTATTTAATCAATTCGCACAATGTAAATATTTTTTTTCATTTTTTGTGCCTTTTCAATAGTGTATTTTGTACCCGCGCTTTTGTAATTCCAAAAAGCAATTAACATATCGCAATTTTCTACAATAGTATCATTTCTTTTTATTGGTGCAACTCGGCTTGGATATTTATTATATTCTGGTAAAAACTCTTGCATTTTAATTGATTTTTCAATACAATATTGTTTTGCCAAAGTATCTGCTCCTCTTGCTCCTCCGCTTATAATACATTCAATATCACTAAAATTACTTAATTCTTTTTTTAACAAATCATAATTATTAAAATCTCTACTGCCTACAACCGCTATTTTCATATATTTTTTTATGCAAATATAAATATATTTTCAACAAGTTGTTTGTTAATTTTCTTTAATGTTTGTTAATTATTGATTTGCAATTAAAACAAAACACATAAAGTTCTTATTTTCAAGTAAATCGCCGCAAGCCTTAATTGTACTACCGGTTGTTACAATATCATCAATTAAAATATAATTATCATAAATCAATTCTTTTTTAAGCCAAATTTGAGGGTCTATTTTTTGTAGGTTTTTTGCTTCAAATAAATCAATATCATAATTATAACTATTTTTTTCGGCAATATGAATTACTAATTGTTGTGCTAAATTCCAATCCTTATGTCTTCTTGCAGGAGGACATATTAAGCAGGTATTTTTATTTTTGATGTGATTTTTTATTAAATTGTTTAAATAAAATACCATTCTATCAAAATATTCAGGCTCTTTTATTTTTTTTAACTCAATTCCTTCTTTACTTTTTTTGAATATAGTTATGTAATTTAAATTTAAATAATTGCTTACATGATATTTATAGTTTTCAATTAAATCGGTTTTCGCAGGCTCTTTTTCTTCATTACTTTCCACTTCAAAATTAGGTATATCTAATCCCCAATCATTTAATAGATTTTCGTCCCATTCGTTTGCTAAAACATCAAAGTCCCAATCGCCGAATCCTACATTATCTTTTATCAAAAATTCTTTTTTTTCGTCTTCTGTTAAATCATTTGCTTTTTTTACCCATTCGTCTGGTATATCAATATAATTTAAACTTTGCAAAGCTCTGTAACGCATATTTCCCCCTAATATAACGTTGTTATCATCTACAATAATTGGTCTTAATTCCAACATTTTAGGAAAATCTTTTATAGAATTAACAAGTTTTTTAAATTTGTCATCTTTTATGTAACGGGGATTCTTGTCATTTAATATTAATTTGTTTAATTTCATAATACTTTACTTAAATATTGCATTTTTATTGTTTTTTTTACTACTTTTTAAACTGTTGTATTAAGTTGGTTTGTTGTTTGTTATAACGTTATTTAATAATATTTCTAAAATCTTATCTTCTAAATGTTCATTTCTTTTTTGTAATTTTTCAAGCTCTCTTAATTCTAAATTTCGTACTCCACAATCGAAACCGTACTGCCAAATAGGTGCAATAAATATTTCTAATAAATCTTTGTAATTTTCGCTTAGTATATAATCGACAGTATCCTTTTCGTAAAACGCTTGCAAATCTAAATTATTTTTAGGCAAATTAAATTCCGATTGATTTTTATAAGTTAATTCAATATTCCAAACAGATTTTATATAATTAATTAAATTAGGAATTATTGCTTCGTAACCAACCTCATTTGCTTTTTTAATTTCGCTTATGTATTCCATTTTATTCCAGATTAATATTTAAAAACTCGTTGCAAAATAATTGTATTTTATTCAAATATTCAATAAATTCTATTTTTGTCAATTTAGTAGTAGATTTTAAAACTTTAAATTTCTTATCTAAAATCTCATCCTCAATTGTTAAAAATTCGTATTTAAAATACTTATGCAAATCTTCCTTACTATTGCCTGTTTCGCTTTCCAAAATTGACAACCAGACCCAGTATTTAGCATTTTGCTCGTTATTACGAATTTTAGCAAAGATATTAATAATTTCCGAAGTTGCAACAAATAATGTTATTTCTTTATTTGCGAACCGATTTAAAATGTTTTCTAATTTTAGAATTTTAGATGTCATTATGTTACAATAACAAATAATCGATAAAATCATTAATAATCTTTATTGGGTCAGATTTAAAATAAATTGAATGACCTTTAATGAATAGATAAAATGTTATTTTCGTAATATTAATAATTTCAGTATTTATTGATTCTATCTCAAACGTTTCACAAGAAAAATCTAATCTTTTTAGCAAATTTTGAAAACAATTAAATCTTGCGTTATTAAATTTATTAGAAAAATTTTGCTTCAAAATATTATCTATAACGTCTTTAATTTCAATATTATCATGTCCTCTTCTTAATTCATCATACCCCGTATATTTTAAAACAACATTATATTTATTTTCCATTCTTTTTAAGTTATAAATATTCTGTTAACTCATCTTTTGTTAAAAAGTCTATCATTTTAACCAACTCTCTTATTATTATTGCTTCTTCTTTTGTCAATTTTTCTTTAATTATCAACTTCTGCCAATCGGCTCGTATATATTCTTCTACGTAATTATTTATTTTTTCTTGTATAACGTTTTTTTTTGGAATTTCGTTTTTTGCTGATGGTATTTTTTCTAAATTTTCAATTCTATTTTTAAACTCATTATTTTCTTTGCGAAGTTCCAAAATAACTTCTCCGTACGATTCTAATATTTTAGAATGATATAAAATTTCTTGTTTTAAATAATTTATCTCTAATAAACTTTCAATACTCATATTCTTAAGCTCTTGCACTACTTTTTTTGTTTTCATTTCTTTTTAATTTGTTTTTAAATTTTATTGTTTTTTCAGCTTTATCAAATTTGATAGTATTAATTTCAGTTAGTAATTTAGTTTTACCATGATAATATCTATTATAATAAATATTCTTTGCAGACCTTAAATTAGCCGCAAAAATAATATCTAATAAATTGCCATTCGATAAAATAACATTAAATTTTTTCATAAAGTTCGTAAAAAATTTCACTATTAAAATTAATTTCTAAGCCACTTTTATGTCCGACAAATGAGCCTTCTTTTTTTATTTCGTTATATTCTTTTTCTGAGAACCATTGATTCTCGATAGAACAACAATAGCTATGTTCGATTTTACCCTCGTTTATTAATTCTAAAATAATATCTTTGTTATTATAAACAAATCTATTAGGTAATATTTTCATTGCCGTATTTTGCATAATTTGCACTTTTATCGGTAAGCTTTTAACCAAAATAAATTTTTCTTTTTTTAACTTCATTATTTTGGTTTTTAAATCTAATATTTCTTTGTCGATTTGATTAATTCTATCTATCATAATTTCATTGTTTTAAGTAAAAAAACGAGGCTATTTTTGCAAACCACCTCGCCAAAAGTAAAATCAAATAAAAAAAGCCAGAACATAAAGTAAAAAGAAAATATAGTCTGTAGCGAGAGCAGGACTCGAACCTGCGAACTTAAGATTATGAGTCTCACATGATACCACTTCACTACCTCGCAATTTGTAGAAGACGCAGGATTCGAACCTACGCATCTTTGCAGACCTAACTGTTTAGCAAACAGTCCCCTTAAGCCTCTTGGGTAGTCTTCCTTTTTTTGATAAAATAAGTATGTAATCATTCGGCGACGTTTATATCATTCCGACATATACTTATTAAAAAAAAGCTGCAATTTACTTTGAACGCTATCATTTAGATTGCAGCAAAAACAATTAATTAATCTTTTGCAAATGTAAAACATTTAAATTTAATAAACAAATATTTTAACAATTTTTATTAAAAATAATTTAATTTATAAATTATATTTATTTTTAATATCCTCAATTTTTTTTAAAACCAATCTTGACTTTTCTTTTTCTTTTTTTGCTTTTGCAACTATTTCTTTAAATTTTTCAGGAACTTCATTTTCATTCATTTCTGAAAAATATTTTAGAGCTTCTTTATAGAATAACCAATGTTGCATATTTATAGATATAATTTTTCTACGCTCAAACGCACATTTCGGAAACAACATATCATGCCACCAAATTTTATCTATTAAAAGACTAAGACTATACGTTAATTTGTTCATATACTTTATTTAATTTTACATAAGATTTTAATTTCAATAAAAAATCATATTATTTTTGTGATATCTCAATTTTCTCTTCCATTTTAATAATATTTAATTGATTAATATTTTATTTTTAATAATCATAATCAGCTATTTGATTTATTTTACAATACGGACAAATAACTTTTGGGTCAATCATTGGTTCGTTGACTTCCGATTCAATAAATTCAACTATATCATTATTTTCAAATTCAAATTCTTTTTCACAATTCCAACATTCCATTGTATTTTTTTTCATAATTGATTAATATTTTATTTTTTTAAATAGCACACGTTAAATTAACCTAAATTTAACTCGAGTGCGTATAAACCTTGTTATGCTCAATTTGATTTAATCATTTGAATTATATTTTCCTTCGATAATGTTCTTATTGTTGTGAAAAATGTAATTCCAAGATAAGAGTTTAAATGGTCAAGACAGTAATCATTTCCTATTCGCCATACATCGTAACCTTTTCTAAATTTGTCATCATGTTCCCAAACTTTTTCTCCTTCTAAAATAGTGAAAACAAAAACAGTATCAAGAAAATCATTATTATTAAAATAGATTTTTGCCTCAAACTTGCCATTTTTGAATTTATCAATTATTTTTTCGTAATAAGTGTGACTGTTTTCTTGTTCTATCAATATAGACTTTAATAGTTCTATATTTATTTGTTCTATAAAATAATTATTATTTGTCATTTTGCTTTAATTGAAAAATGAATAAATGAGCATAACATACAACACCCGACAATGCAGGGCTTTTGTGGTTTATTTATGCCTTCGAATAAAAAAATAACGATAGTGCTAATTTTGAAACATTTGTATTTCAAATCCCTACACTGCGGGTAGTTGTTTTTCGTTATACTTTCAACACTACAAAGATAAAAAACATTTTTTAATTTACAATTTTTTTTGTAATTTATTTTATATGATTTTTATCATGTATTTGTAAAGCGTTATAATTCAATGTTTAAATATTTTTTAAATTTGTAATCTGTAATTTTGGGGTACATAAAAAAAGCAAAATAACCATTTTCTCGTTGTTTTTTTAAGAAAAATTCCTGCTCTACCAAATGCTTATTTGAATCACTGATCGTGCCGTTTTTTAGGAACGGCGACGTACTTTTTAATTCTATAAAACACTTGTATTGAGGAATAAATAAATCGCTCCAGCCTCGTTTATTCCCTTTTAAAATATTTACAAATCTTTCAAAAGTTGTTAAATTGCCTTCTGTTTGTAATAAAATATATTCAATGCCATTTTGATTTAATAAACGTGTTATAAAAAATTGGTATAGCAATTCGCCCCCGATAAATTTATTATTAAAATAGTTGTTACTACTTAATTTAGAATATTCAATTTTGCCTTTCTTATCTAATTTTGGCAAAAAATAATCTTTAATTTCTTGTTTAAGAATTTCGCTTGGAGTCATTTTTATAATATTGTTATATAGTTATTTATAATATTATTACCAATTGCATAACATTTATTTTTGCAAATAATTAAAATACACTTATCTTTTATGCCGATAATCACGCCTTCAAAACTTTTGCCTTTTGCTTTTGCTTTTCCTTTTGGAAAAAAATCGACTATTTGATTAACGTTTAAATTTTCTGTCATTTTCTTACGTTTTTTTAAATTATTTTCGTTTAAATTATACTTTATGTTACTAAAAATAAAAGTTGTTTATTTTGGCATTATATCGCCAATTTTAGCACTATTAAAAAAATTTTCTAAAATCATAAAATCATTTGAAATTAACAATTGTACTAAATAAATATTAAAACATTGTAATTCAAAGATAGTTGTTGAATTTTCAATTAAATTTTCATTTTTTAATTTTGCAATTCGTTCAGTTAAGCCTTCTGTATCTTTTACTAACTTGTTGTAAATGTTTTTAAAACCGTTCTTAACTTCGTCGTTTGGAATATCAATAAATCTTACATTCCATTTTTGGCAATATTCAATAAATTTAATTTTATCAAAATAACGTTCATAAAGATTGCCGTTTAAATTAAAATATTGATATTCTTTATTATACCAAAAATTATGTAATGTAGAATACTCGTTTGAGTTTTCCGATTCCATTGCCATATAACCAACCACTATTTTACCCGATTTTAACAATTCGTAAAGCCTGTTGTAATCTGTACTTGTTTGATAACTTATTTCACTATTTTTCATACTTTTATAAATTTTAATTCTTTATTTTCAAATGTCAATATTTCTAATTTCTTTATTAAATTATAATTCACAATATAGTAATTATCAAATAAATGTATAAAACTCGGTGTAATTCCATTTTTATATTTTTTCAATAATCGTTTTCCAAAAAATTTTAACCACAATTCAATTATTTTTTTATTGACTTTAAAAAATCTTTTACCAACAAAATATTTTTCGTCTAAAATCCATTTTTCAAGCTCAATAATTTCATGATAATGATTGCTATTTTCTTGATTATCTAAAACATCTGTTAAAACACTATCTTTTGCTTGTTTAAATGTTTTATAATAATATAAATCACCATAAACTGGTTCATAAGCTACATATTTTCCTTTTTTCATTTTTTTGTAAAATTAAATATTATTTTTTAATTAAACTCTGACTTTTGTCATGTTTTTAAAATTATTAATGCAAACAAAACATTTGCACATCTCAACTCTGGTTTTTTCTTATTTAGCAATTTTTCAAATTCAATTAAAATAGTTTCAAAATCTTTACTAATATTTTCATAAATGTAATTTGCAATTTTTCGCAAACAATAAACATCGCAAATTGAAAATATATAAGATTTATTGAAATTATCTAAGTAATACTTTGAATAAACATTTTTCAACTTATCTAAATTATTATTTTGTTTCGGTTTTTTTATTACATCAATAGTATAATATATTTGATTTAAAGCCGATTGAATTGTAATGTAATCAAAAGTAAAATTCATTTCAATATTTTCAAATCTAAATTCTTTTTTATAATTTTCTAAATAAGATTTTGTCAATAATTTTTCAAAAGCTAAAATACGCTGTTCTAAAATTGGTATTAATTCAATTGCTATCATGTTATTTTCTCCTACTTAAACCATTTAATTCAAATATATTGCACATTTCATTTAACCTGTCAATTATTCTAATATCATAAAAATCAATTAGATTTTTAGGAACTATATTTGTGGAAAAATGCGAAAGTTTTTTATAAGTATCAAAAATATTATAACGCATATTTATAACTTGCTCAATAACACTTATTTCGCTGCCGTAATGTTTAATTTTTTCGTTTTTACTACATATATCATCAATATAACAGTTAATTGGATTTGGCTTGTTTTCATAAAAGTTATGATTTAAGTTTTCTAAAACCTTAACTCCGTTAATATTTACATTATCAGTTAATTCCGATGACGTAAACATACGAAAATAATTTTTTCTTAATATTTCGGCTGTAAAAATCTTAAATATTTTAAATAATTTGCTTTTGCCAGTACCAACTCCTCCGCAAAGTAATATTCCTTTGTTTAATGAAATGTTATTAAGTTCACAATATTCTTTATTTCCGATAAAATAATTAAATAATTGGTTGATAATCTCTTTGTTATTATCATCAATTTCAAATTCAGGAATTTCTTTTTTAGCAATATCAATAACTTTGAATTTTGCTTTATTTATATCAATATCAATAGTTTTAATAATCGTTTCGGTATTTAAACTTTGATTTTTAAAATTTTCAAAAGGGTTTACAAATGATTCTTTTATTTCATTTTTACCATCTTTTTTTTCAATTTCTTTGTTTATTATTTTCATTATTTTTAATTTTTAAGTTTTGCGAATAAATCTAATCTATCAGGGTCTTTATAATCTTCGTTTTTTGGTGTATAATTCAATGAATTTGACGTTTTATTTTCATTATCCATATAAGACTTCATTTTAGCAAATTTATTAGTTCCATCTCGTGTTTTTCTTAAGCTCATTATTGAAATAAAATTTTTTTTCCAAAATTCGTTTGTACGTCCCCAGATTATTACTTTTTCAATAGTTTTTAAATCATAAGAATCAATTTCGTTTAATTTACGAATTTCGTCACACCAATTCCATTTTTCTTTTGTGGTTAAGTTTTCAATTAATTCTACTGCAAAATAAGTTTTTACTTTTTTAACCACTAAAATTAAATCTTCTGAAAAAATAGAAAAATCAATTTTTGAATCATGCTCCGCTTGCGGTTTGTCTTTTTTGTTTTCTTGGTTATCATTGTTATCATTGTTACCGTTGTTTAGTTGTTGTTTTTTGCTTGTTGTTTGCTTGTTATTTGCTTGCGATTCGTTTGTTTTTTGCTTGTTTTTTGCTTGTTGTACATCTTGATAATTATCATAATTACAAACAGTTATCCGTGTTGTATTTTGAAAACCTTTTTGTAGAATCATGCTATCTTTTTCAAGTAACTTAAAAAAATTCCTTGTTTTTGCAATAGTCCAGTTAATTCCAAATATTTTCGTCCAATTTTGCAATGAATATAAAGCCTCGCCTCTTTTGCATTCAATTAAATCTTTGCCAATTAAAACTTGTTTATCTACAAAATTAACTCTAAATAAAATTGTTACAAATGCCTTAAAATATTCAGCATTATCAAAAATCCAATGTTGCTCGATGCTTCGGAATAATGTTATAAAACCGTTTTTTAAATTTTCATTATTCATAATTAATCTTTTTTGTAATGTAATTTTTTTGAATTAAATAAATCAGGAGTACTTTTTATCAATTCCAATTCTTTTGCCATTGCATCTTTTTTGTCATTAAATTCACAAATTATATTTACAATTGGTTTTAATTTTTCATTTTTTAGTTTCGCAATCCAATCAATTTTTGGTTGATTTTTACGATTTTTTGTATTGTCAAGGAAGTCAAAATAACATTCAGAAGTGTGGGAATATAATCTTTTTTTAGGGTCTTTTGACATTCCTATATACTTAATTTTGTTTTCAATAGGACAGTTTAATGAATAAATGTAAT